GTACAGACAGACTTACAGCCTTTTCATTCACAATCTCAAGGAGTATCTAACCATGCCCACACGAATTGAAGCAGCCTCAACAACGGGGCTGGTTAAAACAACAGACCTAGCACAATCCTCGGGAAGCAGTCTTGTTTCTCAGGATGGCAAGGTTGTTCGCCTTGGAACCAACGGAGGGGTCAGTGACACCATCAATCCTCTGTACATCCAAAGTGCCCACCTCGGTGGTACTGCCGCTGCCAATCTATTGGATGATTATGAGGAAGGAACTTGGACACCAACTTTCGCCTGCTCTGTTGCAGCAAACTTAGTGGTTAATACTTACAACAACCAAGTTGGAAGATATGTCAAAATCGGGAACATGGTATTTTGCAGGTTCAGTTTGGGGACAACAAGTATCTCTTTTCCAAACGGTCAAGTAGATAACAATTCTTCTCACCGAGTTCAAATACACGGTCTTCCCTTCACAACAGGTAATAATAGTCTTATGTCTGGTGGCTCAGTTCAACTTTTCTCCTCTTTTGGATCTGTGTCTACAGGCATAAACCTTGGTGTGTTTGCCAACTCAACCATAGTTATGTTGCGCAATCAAGGGGACACATCGAGTTACAACGGAAATTATCTTGATGATGTCTACACCGCCAACATGAGATCGCATACATCTGGTGAAGGCAACATGATTCACGGATTCATTAACTACGAAGTGTAAGGATAAACAACATGATTACTAAAGAACTAGAAGTGGACAGGATCGAAGTCGTAGGGCTTTGGAATGTCCAAGTACGAACCGCAACTGTCATCAAAGAAGGTGATGAGGAACTCTCACGATCCTTTGAACGTCACGTTGTGAACCCAGATACCGACCTCACGGGTGAAGATGCTCGGGTTGTCGCAGTCTGTACTGCCCTTTTCACGGACGAAGTTCGTGATGCGTTTGAAGAAGACAAAGCAAAGCGACTGAGTGATGGAAAACGATAATCAGATACTTCTCGCTCTAGGAAGACTTGAAGGAAAAGTCGATGCGATGCTCACCAGACAAAAGTACCACGATGAAGAACTTGATCGTCAAGATCAAAGACTTCGCAAACTCGAACAAGGACGTAGTTGGATGTTGGGTGCTGCTGCTGTTGTGGGTGCTGTTTGTTCGTTTGTTGCATCAAAGATAGGAGTTTGACATGGCATCACCATCAAAAGGAAAGGCTCGCCTGAAGATCTACAAAGATCCAAAGACAGGCCGAACTCGTCGTACCTCATATGGTCAAGCGGGTAAAGCCAAAGACGGCGGACCTCGTGTTCGTCCCGGTACATCCAAGGGTGACTCCTACTGTGCCCGATCTATGGGACAGATGCGTCAGTTCCCCAAGGCTGCTCGTGACCCCAACAGTGCCCTGCGTCTCAGCCGTAAACGTTGGAAATGTCAAGGGAGCAAGAGTACAAAATGAAAGATATAGAAAAGCAATTACATAAAGTTCTGGCCGAACAACTACTGGCTCGTGTTGAGTCAGGAGAGGCTACGGCATCAGAACTCAACGTCGCCCGCCAGTTCCTCAAGGACAACGGCATTGATGGCACAGTTGAGCAAAGTGATCCACTGGCTAGTCTGGTGAAAGTTCTTCCATTTACCGATAAGGAGGCTGGATAATGTCCAAGCGAAAACTCAAGGTCAAGAAGAAGGGACCAACCCCTACCAATCCTGCCCTGTACGCTCGGGTCAAAGCAGCCGCCAAGAAGAAGTTCGATGTCTACCCATCAGCCTACGCCAACGCTTGGCTGGTTCGTGAGTACAAGAAACGTGGTGGAGGATACCGATAATGGCTAAGTCTCAAGGTGGCCTCACCAAGTGGTTCAAAGAAGACTGGGTGGATCTGCGTACTGGTGATAAGTGTGGACGCTCTGGTGAAGAGATGTCTACCCGCAAGTATCCCGTATGTCGCCCGAAGGCTGTCGCTAACAAGATGACTGCCTCAGAGAAGAAGAGTGCGATTGCCCGTAAGAAAGGCCCAAAGCCTATCAAGTATGCTGTGACTGCATCCGGCAAGCGTCGTAAACTCGCAATCAGGAAGGCTTAATGGACGAACTCAAGGACTTCAGAAACTTCCTCTACCTCTGCTGGAAGCAACTGAATCTGCCGGACCCTACTCCGGTCCAGTATGACATTGCTGACTATGTACAGAATGGTCCCAAGCGTCGAGTGATCCAAGCGTTCCGAGGTGTCGGAAAGTCATGGATTACATCCGCTTATGTCTGCCACCAACTACTGCTGGACCCCTCCAAGAACATCCTCGTGGTGTCCGCCAGTAAACAAAGGTCCGATGACTTCTCCACATTTACTCTACGGCTCATCCACGAGATGTCCATATTGGAACACCTCAAGCCCCGAGAAGACCAACGGAACTCCAAGGTTGCCTTTGACGTAGGACCGGCTCCTGCCTCACACGCACCCTCAGTAGTATCCAAAGGCATCACCTCACAGATCACAGGATCTCGTGCTGACCTCATCATTGCCGACGATGTTGAGTCACTGAATAACTCTGCCACTCAGATGATGAGAGACAAACTTCTTGAGACAATCAAGGAATTCGATGCTGTCCTCAAGCCCGAAGGAGAGATCCTCTACCTCGGCACCCCCCAAACTGAAATGACCATATATTCGGCCCTGTCAGAACGCGGATATAAGACTCGCATCTGGCCCGCCAGAATCCCCTCAGAGAGCCAGCAGAACCGGATGGGTTCTACCCTTGCTCCACTGGTGAAAGCCCTCACGGAGGACTCAGGGACTCCTATCGACCCGCTGCGGTTCAACAATGAAGATCTCATGGAACGTGAGGCTTCCTATGGACGTACTGGGTTTGCTTTGCAGTTTATGTTGGATGCCACCCTGTCTGATCAGAACAGGTATCCGCTCAAACTCTCGGACTTGCTGGTGATGAATATCAGTGGAAATGAGGGACCAGAGAAAGTCGTTTGGGCACCCGATAGAGATCGCGTGGTCAACGATGTGCCCTGCGTGGGTATGGCTGGTGATCGCTACTACAGCCCCTTTGAGGTGTCCCATAGTTGGCACAAGTTCACTGGGTCTGTTCTCGCCATTGACCCTTCAGGTCGCGGTGCTGATGAGACTGCCTATGCCGTAGTCAAGATGCTCAATGGGTATCTCTTCGTGACGGACGCTGGGGGCATCGAGGGTGGGTACGACGATAAGGCCCTTCAGAGGCTCTCTGTGATCGCCCGAGAACAAAAGGTCAATCTGGTCCTCGTGGAATCCAACTTCGGTGACGGCATGTTCACGGCCCTCCTGAAGCCTGTTATGGCGAAGGTCCACAAGGTAGCCATCGAAGAGGTCAGACACAGCACCCAGAAGGAACGAAGGATCATCGACACCCTAGAGCCAGTCATGAACCAGCACAGGCTCATCATCAACAGGAAGGTCATTGAGCAGGACTACGACAGCACACGGCATCTGCCCCCTGAGAAGGCTTTGAGATACCAGTTGTTCTACCAGATGTCCCGTATCAACCGATCCAAAGGTGCCCTCGCCCATGATGACCGGCTGGATGTCTTGGCGATGGGGGTGAACTACTGGACTGAACAGATGGCTCAGGATGCTGAGAGACAGATGAAGGCTCGCAAGGTCGAACTCTTGGACCGGGAACTGGAGAACTTCATCCACAGTGTCCGTGGATCTAAACCCAAGAACAGCACATGGTTCTGAATGGGTGACTATTAGGATACTAATCGTATCTGGGCCGACAGACTCACAAGGACTCAGGTGAAGACCTATGAGTGGCTCCCCAAGTTCCCCTTTGTGGGGGGTTTGGGGGGCCTCTAGATCTACAAGGATCTAGGTGAATACAGATATAGGTTTATCTATAGAAAGAACTTAGGGGTAACACCCCCATCAATTCAACAAAGAAGGAGTTAGGTATGTCAAGGTTTGGTAACTTTGGTGGTAATATTGGTCAGGCTCAGGGGTCTGGAAAAAAGGTGGCGGGCGGAAAAAACGCCAAGCCTGCTGCTGAAAAATCCAAAAGCAAGAAGAGTGAAGTTACTCGTCGTAAGAGGCGAAAGGCTGCCCGTGCTGCTCTTGAAGTCCAAGCCAAAGATCTCCTGAAGAAGTATTGATGGATCTCGTCAAGGTTGTTTGGATTGACACCAATGGGATTGATGACTCTTGGGTATCTCGTGAGGATGTCCTTGAGATCACCCCGATTGAGATGGAGACTATTGGATATCTCGTGGAAAACGATGATGTCTTTGTGACTGTCTCAGGGACGGTCAGTGATTGCCGAGAGTTGTTCGGGAATGTCAACTGCATCCCCCGCTGCTGTGTCCGAAGCATTCAACCTTTGAAAGTTGACACTGACTATCTCCAACCTCAAGACGATTGTTGACCCGAATACTTTTGGGTAAAAAATCTGAGAGGGTATAATACAAAATTGCAAAAGCAAAATACCCCCATGCCCCCCTGTCGCAAGTCACACCG